CATCGGCACGGGCGGCGGCGGTGGCGGTGGCAACAATGCCGCGGTGGCGGGCAACGGCGGCGCGGGTGGCCGCGGTAGCGGTGGCGGTGGTGGCGGCGCTTGCTTCAACGCGCGCGCGGGCGACGGCGGCGCGGGTGGCGCGGGCTATGTTTTGGTGGTGGAACAATGAACGACCGACACGCTATCGTCGTTGCAAGCGTTGTAGACAACGTGATACTTTGGGACGGCATCGCCGAATGGACACCGCCCGACAGCGCTACCGTGGTTGCGTTGTTTGTCGACGAATCGTGCGACATCGGTTGGACATACGACCCGAAGGGAAGCCCGCGGTTCACCGCGCCCACGCCATGACACGCGCGCGAAAACTTACCCCCGCAGAATCACCCGCGACAGATTCCGCTATCGACGCTGTCGGGCATCGCGCGGGATTGGTGATTGTTCGCCGCGCGCTACGCGAAGGTTGGAAAATCCCGCCGCACGTGTTGGCGACGTTGCCCGACCTAGTTACCGAAATGGCAACCAACGCCGCTAGCGAACGCGACAGGTTGCGCGCCGTGGAAACCCTGTTGGCTATGCAACGCGCGAACCTAGATGCGTTGGTGGCGGCCGACCGTTGCGAACGGCTAGACGGTGGCGGCGCTACTGAACGCGTAGAATTGGCGCCTATCACGCTTCGCGCGGGTGGCGCGGGTTCGTGATTGTTACGCCGCCGACCTTGCCCGCTATGTACCCGCGGCAATTCGCCGCGATATGCGACCCCGCGCGTATCGTGATAATTGAGGCTAGCACGAAATCGGGGAAAACCGCGGGGTGTCTATTGTGGTTGTTCGCGGCCGCGTGGAACGGGCGCGGCGGCAATTATTGGTGGATTGCGCCCACGTTCCACGTTACGAAAACCGTCGGCTATATGCGGTTGCAGACGATGCTACGACAGGCCGACCCCGCCAAACGCACGTGGGACGACAACGACTCCGAATTGTGCGTGCGACTCGCGAACGGTTCGCGCGTATGGTTCAAATCCGCCGACAACCCCGATAGCCTCTTCGGCGACGACGTAAGCGCGGCGGTAATTGATGAGGCTACGCGGTGCCCCGAAGCCGCGTTCAACGCGGTGCGTTCGACACTCACCGCGACGCGCGGGCCGCTACGAATCATCGGCAACGTAAAGGGCCGCAAGAATTGGGTATACCGATTGGCGCGAATGGCGGAAGGCGGCGCGCCGAATATGGCCTACCACCGCCTTACCGCGTGGGATGCCGTAGACGGCGGCGTATTGGACGCCCGCGAAATCGAAGAGGCGCGCGCGATTCTTCCCGACAATGTCTTTCGCGAGTTATACCTAGCCGAACCAACCGACGACGGTAGCAACCCTTTCGGCGGCGACGCAATCCGCGCGTGTGTCGCGCCGCTATCGACGGCCGCGCCTGTCGCGTTCGGCGTTGACCTAGCGAAATCGCACGATTGGACGGTCTGTTGTGGCGTCGATTCGTCGGGCGCCGTGTGCGTGTTGGAGCGTTGGCAATCGGATTGGGGCGCGACACGCGAACGCGTCGCGCGCATCGTTGCGAATACGACGGCGTATATCGACTCAACAGGGGTAGGCGACCCAATCACGGAAGACATATGCCGCGCGTGCCGCAACGCGGAAGGGTTCAAATTCACGAACGCAAGCAAGCAACAGATAATGGAGGGGCTATCCGCCGCGATTCAATCTCGCGAGGTTCGCTACCCCGACGGTTGGTTGCGCGCCGAATTGGATTCCTTCGGTTTCCGATATAACGCGGGTAGGGTTACGTATGAAGCCCAATCGGGGCACGACGACGGCGTGTGCGCGCTTGCGCTTGCGCTCGCCGCACGGCGGCGACATAAGCCGTTTTTATTCAAGGTAATTTGACCTATGAACTTACTACGCGCCATTGTAAAAGCCGCCGACCCACGCGCGTGGATTAGCGCATCCACCCGAAGTTTCGAAATGCGAACGGGCGAAGGGCGCGCGGCGCCGTTCGACCACAAAGCCGCGGTGGCCTACTACAATTCGTGGATTTACGCGGCGGCGTCAATCAACGCAAACGCGGTTGCGTCTACTCCACTACGGCTATACGTGCGCGGCGACAACGCCACGCGGCAATTGTGGAATACGCGCGCCGCGTCGCGTAAGTCTGTCGCGCGCTTGCGCGGCGACACCGCGCACCAACCGTCGGCGGTTGTGATGCGGAAAGCCGCGGAACTAGGCGACGATTTCGAAGAGGTTACGGACGACCACCCGTTGTTGCGCCTGTTGTCTACGGCTAACCCGTGGTTCAACGGATACGACGCAACGGTGTTGCGTGTCGTGTGGCAAGAATTGACGGGTAACGCTTATCTGCACGTGATTACCGACGCGTTCGGCACGCCGACGGAATTGTGGCCGATGCCGCCACAATGGACGGAAGTAATCCCCGACCCCGTAGAATTCATTAGCGGCTATCGCTACGGCAAGGGTAGCGAATCAAAACAGAACTTCCCCGCGGATGAGGTTATCCATTTCCGACGGCCGAACCCGCGCGACCTGTTCTACGGCATGGGGAAACTCGAAGCCGCATGGGGTGCCGCGAATGCCAACGCCGCGCTACATTCAATGGATTTGGCGATGTTCCAAAACAACGGCCGCCCCGACTACCTGTTGACTATCAAGGGGAACGCGTCGGGCGATGAATTGGAACGCGTAGAGCGCGCCATAAAGCAGAAATTCCGCGGGCCGCGTAACCGCGGGAATTTCATGGTATCTACCGCGGAAATCGACGTGAAGCCGCTAGCGTTCCCGCCGAAGGATCTCACGGGGCGCGACGACGTCGTGGAGGAAATCGCCGCGGTGTTCGGCGTGCCCGTATCCATGTTGAAGGCGAACGACCCGAACCTAGCGGGCGCGTCTATCGGGTTCGCGTCGTGGCGTGAAATGACCGTACTACCGCTATGCCGAATGGATGAAGAAACTTTGAACCAACGGCTATTGCCGATGTTCGGCCTAGAAGGCGACGCGGTGCTAGCCTATGACGACCCTGTACCGTTGAACCGCCAACAGGATTTGACCGAAACGCAAGTCGCGGTATCGGGTGGTTGGCTTACCCCGAATGAGGCGCGCGAACGCTACGGATTGGAACGTACCGACGACCCAATGGCCGACCGCCTGTTGGTAAACGGGCAACCGCTAGGGGCCGCGGCGCCCGCTCCAATGGCACTAGACGCGACGCCGCCACAAACCGCGGCAATCACGCCACCCGCGCCGCCTGTCGCGACGTCGGCCGACGCCGTGGCACCGTCGGCCGCACCAACCACCGCCACAAAGTCGGCGCTTTCCGATTGCGTCGCCGCGAAGATTCCGACGCTACTAGCGGAAGGCTACGACGAATCGCAAGCCGCCGCTATCGCGTACGAAATGTGCGGCGAATCAAAGGCGCTTCAAGACATCGACACGGTGCCGCCGCAAGCCGTGGCCGACAACGCGCGGCGCGCGCTTGAAGTACGCGAATCGAAGCCGCCTAGCCAACGCGGCATGACGGCTACGGGCATCGCGCGCGCCCGCGACCTAGCGAACCGCGTCGCCGTGTCGGAGGACACCGTAAGGCGGATGGTTGCATACTTCGAACGCCACGAATCCGACAAACAGGGCGCGACGTGGGACGAACAGGGCAAGGGGTGGCAAGCGTGGCACGGTTGGGGCGGCGATGAAGGGTGGACGTGGGCGAAACGAAAGCGCGACGAATTCGACCGCGAACGCGGCGAGAAGTCGCGCGCGAAGTCGTGCGCGTGTTGCGGCACCGACGCGCACGCCGTCAAGCATTCCGACCTTTGGCTAACCGACGCCGACCGAATCACGAAAGCCGCGGGTACGGGTGAACTAGTAGACGACGAATTGTTGGCGGGCTTCCTAAAAGGGGTAGACGCCGTGTTTGCCGCGCAAGTGCGCGCCGTCGTCGCCGCAATCAAACGCGAGGGCGACGCGACGCCCGAAACGGTCGCGCGCGCCGTGGGCGTGTTGGAGCGCGGCGCGTGGCATCGCGAATTGGTGGACGCGCTAGCGCCATACATTCGTCGTTCGTTGCAGCACGGCGCCGATATCGGATTTGCCAACCTGTCGAAACTCGCGACGTCTACGGCCGTCGCCGAATTGGGTTGGAGTAGCAAAGAACTAGCGGAGTACGTCGAACGCGGTAGCGTTCGGTTGGCGTCGCGTGCGGCCGATTCAATCAACGGCTATACCGTCGAACGCTTGCGCGATATGTTCGGGGAGGGGATGTCGTTAGGTGAAAACACCGATGAACTCGCCGAACGTGTGCAAGAATGGGCACGTGGCGAGGGCGACGACGTGCGCGCGACGCGCCGCCGTGCAACGATGATTGCACGCACCGAAGCCGCGCGCGCGGCGGCTACCGCCGAAACCGACGCGTGGAAATCCACGGGGCTAGTGTCGGGCAAGCGTTGGATACTTGCGCCCGACCCGTGCGAATTCTGCGAAGCCGTCGCGAAGAGGTTTACCGAAAAGGGCGTCGGCCTAGAGGATTCGTTCTACGCGAAGGGCGACACGTTGACGGGCGCCGACGGCGGGAAAATGAAACTCGACTATGAAGAGATTTCGGCGCCGCCGCTGCACCCGAATTGCCGATGCGCGATGCAACCGACGTTGGTAGACGATTACGAAAACATTGCGGCGGAAGCCGAACGACGCGCACGCGCGCGGAAGGTATGACCATGCAACGTAAGAAACTCAAAGCCGAATTGGTACCTAGCGCGGGCGGATTCACCGCGACCGTTACAACCGCCGCAATCGACCGCGACGGCGAGGTGGTAATCCCGCAAGGTATGAATAGCACGGAGTACGAATCCAACCCCGTGCTGTTTTGGAATCACGACCTAACGCTACCCGTCGGCCGTTGCGTCGCGTTGCAACGCAACCCCGATAGCATCGTGGGCGAATTCCAATTGGCCGAACGGCCCGCGGATTACGTCGGCGAATTCTTCCCCGATTTCGTGCGCGCCGTGATTGGGCAAGGGGTCGTAAAGGGCGTAAGCATTGGCTACGTACCCGAACAGGGCGGCACGCGCCGCGCGACCGTTGACGACCGCAAGCGTTACGGCGACGCCGTGCATACTGTCTACAACAAATGGCGCCTTATGGAAATTTCCGTGGCGCCGCTCCAATGCAATCCGCAAGCGTTGATAAGCGCCGTACGCAAGGGCGCCGTAGACGCCGCCGCGGCCGCGCGTTGGTTGGATTACGTCGAACCGCGGCGCGTACAAATTGTCGTGCCCGTGCCCGCGCGTACGTGGGCCGACGCCGCAAGCGCGGCGCGGGTTCAACCGATGGACACTACCGCCGTAGTGCGTCGCGAATTGGCGCGCGCGCGCGGCGCGTTGCGTTGACGTGGCGGCTACGAACGGGCGGCAATGTGCCTAGACGCGTAGCCTAGAACTAGACGCAACACCGAAGGGATTACCGATATGCGTACACTCAAAATTTCAGAATTCACCACCGCACTAAAGAACGCCGCCGCACAACACGGCGAACGTGGCGTGGCGCACACGAAAGCGCTCATGTTGCAAGATTGCATGATCGTGGACGAATCGGGCGCACCGATTGACCCCGCGAATATCGACGTGATGGTGGCACCCGCCGCCGCGCCCGCCGAAGTCGAAACCGACATGGCAAAGCCCGAAGAGAAGGCGGACACCGCCGCCGTGGCGAAGAGCGTTCGCGCGGAAATCCGCGCGGCAATCGCCGACGCCGCACCCGCTGCACGTCGCGCGATTGTGACGGGTGGCGACGACGACGCGCCGAAGTTCCGCGGCGGTCGGTTGAAGAATTTCAGCGACAACCGCGAAGCCTACCGATTCGGTCGCTTCCTCTTCGCCGCGTGCAACCACACGAAATCGGCGGATTGGTGCGCGCGTAACGGGCTTACCGTCAAGGCGCATTCCGAAGGCAACAACAGCGCGGGCGGCTTCCTAGTTCCCGACGAATTTTCCGACACGCTCATTTCGCTTCGCGAACAATTCGGCGTCTTCCGCGCCAACGCGAAGGTTTGGCCGATGTCGCGCGACGTGATCTACATTCCACGACGTACGGGCACCCTTACGTCGTATTGGGTCGGCGAGACAAAGGCGGCGACCGAATCTACGCAAACCTTCGACAACGTGATGCTACAGGCGAAGAAACTCTTTGCGCTCACCACGACGTCGTCGGAACTTGCAGAGGATGCGATTGTCAACATCGCCGACAACGTCGCGGGCGAAATCGCCTACGAATTCGCGTTGCGCGAAGATCAGGCGGGGTTCAACGGCGACGGTACTAGCACGTTCGGCGGCATCGTCGGACTCGCGAACGCAATCGGTAGCGCGGGAACGTCGGATTCGGGCATCGGTACGGGTGCATTGGCAAGCGTCACGGTTGCAGACCTTCAAGCCGACATTCACGGCATGATGGCACTACTCCCCGCGTACGCGCAGACCCCGAATACGAAAATCTACTGTCACAAGTCGGTTTTCCACGCGATGTTCGAACGCGTCGCGATGGGTGCGGGGGGCGTGTCCGCCGCAGAAATGCAAAACGGAATCGCTCCGCGATTCTTCGGCTACCCCGTCGTGTTCTCGCAAGCCATGTCGGGCACCATTGGTTCGGGCACCGACGGCGCCGTGTTGGCGTACTTCGGCGACCTTACGCAAGCCGTCGGGTTCGGCGACCGTCGTAGCGTCACGATCAAGACATCCGATAGCGCGCTAAACGCGTTCGAACAGGACGAAATCGTAATCCGTGGCACCCAACGAATCGACATCAATTGCCATTCTTGCGGCGACACTACCGCCGCGGGCGCCGTCGTCATGCTCACCCGTTGATAGGAAGGGAAACCAACCATGATTGAAGTATCCAACCAAAAAACCGTTCTACTAGTCAACGGCGCATCGTTGGCAACGAACGCAACGACCACCGCCAACGTCGATACGCGCGGCTTCGATTCGTGCCGCATCGCGGTGTTTAGTTCCATCACCAACGCGCCCGCCGTGTTGAAGGTGGAACACTCCGACACCACCGACGCTACGACGTTCGCAACAATCAACGCGACAGCGGGTACCGATTTCACCGCCGCCGCTAGTACCGCGACGACCACGAACCCGTCGGCCGTGTTCGACATCGTGACAGCGGGGCTACGTCGCTACCTTCGGTTCACCTACACGGGCGCATCCGCGGCTACGTCGAACGTCGTCGCTATCGCGGAACTAGGCCGACCGTTGACGGGTATCGACAGCGCCACCGACCTGTCGGCGGCGAATTGGGTTACGGTTCCTAGCCGCTAATTCGTTCCTGTCTCTTCCTACCTTGCTACGGGGCGTGGGTGCAAGCCCGCGCCCCGTAGTGTTGAAAGGCCACAATGCAACACAACAGCAACACGAAAACCGTGCTACTTACATTGGGTACCACGTCTACAAGTCAAACCGCAACCGCCACGGTAGATACAAAGGGATTTGATTCGGTACGCGTCGCCGTATTCAAGTCAACAACGCACGCGCCGACTACGTTCAAAATTGAACACGGCGACACGACCGACGCTACCGCGTTTGTCGCGTGCGGGTTGACAGGCGGAACCGATTACACAATCCCCGCGCAAGCCGCGGGTACGAACAACCCCTATTGCGTGTTCGATATTGATACCGCGGGCTACCGTCGGTATCTACTCTTTACTTGCACCCCTAGCGCGTCGTCAAACATCATTTCAACCGCCAACCTAGCGCGCCCTGCAATGGGTCGAAAGGCGGTAGACGATGTTGGCGCTACCATTTGGGTACGGTCGCCCGAACGGTGATAGAATCGCCATAGCCAACGGGCGTCGGAGCCGTTAGTAGGCTACGCATAGCGGCGGCGAAAGCCGTCGCTATGTCTTATGACAATCACGAAAATCGACATCGGTTGTATGGATCGTTGTACCGCGGGCTTTGAACCGTGGGACATCGCGCAGGGCCGCGACGCGCGCGCGCTAGTCGGAATCGCCGACGGTTCGCTAGAAGTCGTCAAGGCTAGCCACGTTCTAGAACATATCCCGCACCGCGAAACGCTCGCCGTGTTGCGGGAATGGAATCGCGCGCTACGCGTTGGCGGTACGTTGCTAGTAGCGGTGCCCGATTTCGATAGATGCGTGGACGCGTACGCGCGCGGCGTCGCGTGGCCTGTCGAGCAATACATAATGGGCGGACAGACGGACGCCAACGATTTCCACGCCGCGATATTCAACCGACAGAAACTCACCGACGCGCTAGCGTCGGCGGGCTTCGAAGTCGTCGGAGATTGGGCGGGCGACTCAAATTCGTGTTCGTCGTTGCCCGTGTCGTTGAACATTCGCGCCGTCAAGCGCGCCGCGGGCGTGTTGCGCCGCGTCCCCGTTCGCCCGCTCCCCGATATGCACGCGGTGATGAGTATGCCGCGGCTAGCGTGGACGGAAAACATGGGGTGTTGCTATACCGCGTTAGGGCCGTTGCATATTCCGTTCGTTCGGTCGATTGGTGTCTTTTGGGGGCAATGCTTGCAACGATTGTTCCAACAGATCGCGGAAGGCGGACAGCATAAGTACGTTCTAGCGATTGATTACGACACGATTTTCGACGCGCACGACGTATGTATGTTGCGAGACATCGCCGACGCGCACGACCTTGACATTTTGTGCCCCTTGCAGATTGGGCGCGACCGAAACCAATTGCTTGCGAAAATCGACGACGGCATGGGGCTACCCGTTTCGGAACTAGCGGTAGAACGACTCGCCGACGATCATTGGCCCGTGCTGCACGGGCATTTCGGGCTTACGTTGATTCGGTGCGACCGCCTACGCGAATTCCCGATGCCGTGGTTTGTCGGTGAGGCGGGCGCAAAGGGCGATTGGGGCAACGACCGCGTAGACGACGACGTTTACTTTTGGAAGAAGGCGCGCGCCGCGGGTTGGAAGATTTCGACCACGCCGCAAGTACGCGTCGGCCACCTACAAGTCGTCGCGTCATGGCCCGATAGGAACTTGAATTGCGTCCACCAATTTATGCACGACTACCACACGAACGGGAAACCCGATTGGACACTACCACCAACGTAATTTGCATAGCGTTGCAACCGTGGGCGGGCGCGCGGCGCGGCGCGCTTGTCGCCGTGTCGCCCGCGCTTGCGGTTCAATTGCAGCGCCGCGGCGTGTTGGAATTCGTGACGCAATCCACGACCGCCGTAACCCCGCGGGAATCGCCCGTGGCGCCCGCCGACGTCGAAACCCCTACCGACACCACACGCAAGCGCGGACGGCCGCCGCGGGCGAAATGAGGCGGCTACGCGTGCCGATGAACGGAACAACCAATGGCCGTTGATACCTACGCACTTACCACCCTCGCCGCGTTGAAATCCTATATGGGGATTACCTACGCCACGGACGACGCGGTGTTGGAGTCGGCAATCGACCGCGCTAGTTACGCAATCGAAGCGTACGCCGACCGTAAATTCGTCCAACGTCGTTTCTACGAATGGACGACAGCGCGTGGCGATAGCGGGCTCGTCGTTCACAATCCGCCCGTGGGGCACGTTCACTACGTGGGCTTTGGTTCGCTTGCGTGCATGACGGTACGTAGCACGGTCGCTAGCGACATTTCGGCCACTATCACGGTTAGAGAAACAAAACTTACTCTAACCCGCACGGATTCAACGGGCAACGAAACCCAAACCGATATCAATTTCGCGAACCATAAGTCGTCGAACGCGCTCGCCGCGCAGATTACCGCTACTACGGGTTTCGCCGCGTCGGCATCGGTGAATTGTTCGGTATACCGAATCAATCGGCTAGTAGGCCGCGACCTGAAAGACAGCGTCGCTACCGTTACCTTCGCCGATCAAGCGCAAATGGACATAACGGGCGACCTACCGCGCGGAATTCTCTACTTTGGTCGTAGCGGCTACGACGACGACAACGGCGACGGGTGGCCTACGGCGCCCGTGTCGGTGCTAGTCGATTACGACGGCGGGTACGAAACGATTCCGCCCGACATTGTCCACGCGTGCCACCTAATCGCTAGCCGAATCTACAACGGCCGCAAGCGCGACACCGCGCTAGCGTCGGAGTCGTTCGGCGATTATTCGTATTCGCTAGGCGGCGCCGATTCGATGGACGCCGAAGCGCGCGCGCTCATTGCACCGTATAGGCGGTACTACAAATGAGCGTATCTAGCCTCATCGCGCAACACGGCGTAACGGTAGACGTGTGGACGCCGACCGCGTCGATAGCCGCCAACGGTTCGGTAACGAACGGCTACACACTTACCGCGCAACTTGCCGCGTTCGTCCAACCGCGGTCGGCGGCCGATACGGATTTCGCGGGCGCGCCGCGTATGCGCGTAGGCGCTACGTTCTACTTTGCGGGGCAACAATCTTTCGACACCGATGGTTTTTTGGTGGCTACCGATGGACAATACACGGTACGGTCGGTGCGTATTCCGATTCTGCGACCTAGCGCCGCGGCTAATTGCCATACAATCGTCGAAGCCGACCGCGTCAACGGGCTAACCTTTCCATTTGTCGAGGGGTGAACCTATGACGTTCGTACCCGATCCACACGTGCAGATGAAACTACGCCGCGCCGTGCAAGAGGGCGTGAACGCGTACCTTTTGACGGTGTCGCGCGCGATGCGCGAAACGCTATCGAAGCAAGGCGGCGGGCTTGTCTACCGTGTTGGCAAGGGAAAGAAAAACGGGCGTAACTTCCGTGAACGTGGATTCCACCGCGCATCGCGTAGCGGTCAACCACCCGCACCCGATACGGGCGCGTTGCGTAGGTCGTGGCAAGTCGGCCGCGGATTGCAGGGTGGAACGGGCGGCGTAGCGTTCCCGAAGGGTTCGGATACGTTTGTGCCGTCGCGACGCAAGCGCCGACCCGTACCCGCGGAAGCGCGGCAAGCGTTGCTAACGGTGATAAGCAACGGGAACGTAATCGGCTACCGATTCGGTAGCGCGTTGAAGTATGCGCGAATCGACCGCGGTTGGGGTCGCGTCAAGCCGCGCCCGTACGTCGAACCTACTATGGCTATGACGCGCGACCTATTCGAACCAATAATGGCTACCGCGCTCCGCCGTCATTTCGGAGGGCCGCCGCGTGCATAATCTACTAGACGCGTTGCGTACGAAAATCGCGACCTCGGGCACGGGTTCGGGATTCGCGGCGCTCTTTAGCGGTCGCGTCTATCTTGACAGCGCCGCGGGGGATGATTCGTTGCCGTTGTGCGTCTATACGGGCGCTCAAAACCGATACGAACGCGCGTTCGATTCCACGTTGGATACGGTGAACGTCACGTTTTCGATTTTCGAACCGTCGAACCAATGCTATTACGGCCCGACGGGTAGTGCGCGATTGAAATCGCTACTAGACGG